TTGCGATGCTAGTTACTATTTTGGTGAAGGTAACCTAGCCATGATCTTTGAAGCTATAGCCGCGATCAAGATAGCGAACGAGGCTATTGGCGCGATCAAAGAATTTGCTGGTCACGTTTCATCTGTAGGCGAGATGGGCAAGGATCTAACCAAACTCGCAGACGCAAAAGCGGAACTCCAGAAGTCAGCCGCCGATGGTGATATGGAGGCGTTCTGGGCTCTAGAGGACATCAAGCGTCATGAGGCTGAAGTAAAGCAGATGTTCATCTACAACGGACGCGCTGGTCTGTGGGACGATTACTGCAAATTTATTGAGAACCGAAAGCAACTCCGCGAGAACGAGAAGAAACGTGCAGAAGCTAAAGCACTGGCTCGTAAAAAAGCCATCCAGAATGGATTTCTTTATACTGCTGTCGGCATTGCTGTTCTCGGTGTGGTGGGCGGGGCCGTGGCCCTTCTACTTTGGCTTATTAGTCTTAAAGGGAAGTAACTGATGGCTATCGAATACCGAGGTGAAAGATTCGCCGGGTACAACAAGCCAAAGCGGACGCCAAACCATCCGCGTAAGTCGCATGCTGTTCTGGCAAAAGAAGGCGACACAATCAAGCTCATCCGATTCGGTCAGCAGGGCGTTTCAGGTGCTGGCAAGAACCCCAAATCCGACAAGGATAAGGCTCGGCGTAAATCTTACTACGCCAGGCATAACGCGCAGGGCAAGCCCACAAGCAAGCTGTCTGCAAAATACTGGTCACACAAGGTTAAGTGGTAGGAGTCAATCATGGCAATGTACGGCAAGAAAACAATGAAGAAAGGCACAAAGAAAATGGCTAAGAAAGAGTTTCAGCCATGTTCACGCTGCCCGAATCCTGCATCCTGCAAGAAAGCAGGGATGTGTCTAGCTCAGGCGATGGGCTGATGGCAAAGCTCACAGCGGCGCAGAAAGCCCGTGCAAAGGCGATGAGTAAGCGCAAAGGCGTTAAGTACCCTAATGCGTGGTCAAACCTGACTGTTGCTCGCGGCAAGAAAAAGTCGAAAGGGAAGAAGGCATGACAAACATCCTGGAGAAGTATGATGAGAACGGGAATGGCGTTATCGATCCGCACGAGCTTGCTCTTATTGAACTGGAGGATCGCCGCCGTAAGATGGAAGATGAAGACGCGCAGCGCGATTCGATCCGCAAGATGGCGTGGTTTGCGTTGTTTGGCCTTCTGCTTTATCCCAGTGGTATTTTTGTATGTAGCCTTGTCGGACTCGACAAAGCGGCTAGCCTCATCACTGACATCGCAGGAACGTACTTCATAGCCGTATCTGCCTTGGTTGCCAGTTTCTTTGGCGCGAGTGCCTACCAGGCGAAAGGCGACAAGAAGATCTGACATGAAGACCTGTCTGTACAGCTACACACAGGGCATGTATCAGACAGAGTGCGGACTCAAAGCCATACTGCGTCCACATCATCGGTGTGATAAGTGTGGCAGGAAAGCAGAAGAGGTGCGTTATGCCGCTGACCAAGAAGGGCAAGAAGATCAAAAAAGCGATGACCGAGTCATACGGAAAAAAGCGCGGTGAGTCGGTCTTCTATGCGATGGAGAACTCAGGCAAGCTCAAGGGCGTTGCCAAGAAGAAGCGCAAGAAAAAATGACCGTCTGGGTTCTTGTGGCGACACTGTTCATACAGGGCGAGTTTAAATTCATGGGCCTTGGAGTATTTGCCACAATGAACGAGTGCTTTACAGCGCGTGACTACTTCATCGCCACTGGCCCACAACCAAAGATCAACTACGAGGCGGTTTGCATACAGACAGACCAACTGGAGGTTTTATGATTCAGATGCTACTTGGCCCTGCGATGGAGCTGGGCAAAGAGTTCTTGAAGGGCAAGGCGGACGAGAAGAAGGCCATTCAGGAGCGCAAGATTGCTGCGATCCAGAATGACGCAGACTGGGAAGCTAAGATGGCTGATGCCACAAGCAACTCATGGAAGGATGAATGGTTCGCCATTATTCTCAGCATGCCGTTGATTGCTGTGGCCTACAGCGTGGCAATGGACAACCCTGCTGTCATTGAAAGACTGAATGCAGCGTTCGACACGCTGAATACTCTTCCAGAATGGTATCAGTACTTACTTTTTGTCGCGGTCACTTCAAGTTTTGGGATCAAGGGCGCAGACAAGATTATGAAAATGCGAGGTAAGAAATGATCGAGAACTTTGAACAGTGCCTGGAGATGTTGCTGCATCATGAAGGCGGTTTTGTTAATCATCCTGCTGACCCAGGCGGAATGACCAACCTCGGTGTGACCAAGAAGGTGTACGAGGAATATCTTGGCCGCGAGGTCACAGAGCAAGAAATGCGAGACCTGACGCAAGAGGATGTTGCGCCACTGTACAAGCGCAATTACTGGGACAGGTTGAAAGGCGATGATTTACCGTCTGGTCTTGATTGGATGTGTTTTGATTGGGGCGTTAATAGTGGGACTGGCCGGAGTGCAAAAGCTCTCCAAACGTGTATCGGAGCTACAGCAGATGGAGCAATCGGTCCAAACACGCTGAAGAAACTTGCTGAGTTCGATACCAAGGAGATCGTGATGCAGATGTTTGAGGCGCGTCAGGCGTTCTACGAAGGTCTGTCCACGTTCGACACGTTCGGCAAGGGATGGTCCCGTAGAAACAGCGAGACACTAGATCAAGCAATCGCAATGATTGAAAACAATTAGTGTTGCATTAAGAAACAGATTGTGTTGCAATACTCCTGTTGTTTATCAATAGGAGATTGCAATGAAAAATCAAACAACGCTTATGGCCCGTATCTGGGCTGACCTTTCTGCCATCAACGTCAACGAACACGTTCAGAAAAAAGGACAACTGTCTTACTTGTCTTGGAGCTGGGCATGGTCAACATTGATGTCCAAGTACCCTGAATCGTATTACGTTTTCCAAGATATTAGCCAAGATGATGGTTCTGTCATGGTTGAATGCACAATGACGATCCATGAAGGCGAGGAGGTTGCTACACGTTCTATGTGGCTTCCTGTTATGGACTACAAGAACAAGTCCATTATCAATCCAACATCGCGCGATGTTTCCGATACCCGTATGCGTTGCCTGGTGAAGTGTCTTGCCATGTACGGTTTAGGCTTTTACATCTACGCAGGTGAGGACATCCCATCTGCTGAAAAAGAAGAGCTGTCGCAACCGATCGACAAGGCACAGGCTCAACGTCTCAACGAGATGATTGATTACTCAAACACTGATGTAAATCAGTTCCTCAAGTTCTACAAGATCTCGTCTGTTTCAGATCTACCAAAGTCACACCACGAGCAAGCGCACAACATGCTTTCGCAGAAGATCGCAAAGATGGAGGCGCAGACTGCACAGTCTGACGATGAACTCGGAGATGCGCTGTAATGGGCAAGGGAAGTAAGCCCCGTCCGATACCGGATAGGGCTGCCTTTGAGAGCAACTGGGACAAGATATTCAAAAAGGAAAAGTCAGATGAGAATAATCAATCACGAGCAAGGCACACAGGGCTGGCTGACAAGCCGATTGGGATGCCCTAGTGGGTCAGGATTTGACAAGCTCATAACGTCCGCTGGAAAGCCTTCTACGCAGTCTGAGGCGTACATTAACCAGTTAATCGCGGAAGTGATGACCGGGAACACCACTGAGGTGAAGGTAACTGATGCAATGCAACGCGGCACTATCCTCGAACCCATGGCTCGTGAATTTTACACGTTAGCCAGCGGCAACCAGGTGGTACAGGTTGGTTTCTGCAAGCATGACGTTCTGGAATGCGGAATATCACCTGACGGGCTGATAAACGAGGACGGCGGATTAGAAATTAAGTGTGCTGCTGCCCATACACATGTGGCTTATCTGCGAGACGGTAAGCTACCAACCAAATACAAGCAGCAGGTGATGGGCTGTTTGTGGATTACTGGTAGGCAGTGGTGGGACTTTGTGTCCTATCACGAGGAGATGCCAGCTCTGATCGTTCGCGTTGAACGTGACGAGGAGTTTATCAACCTTCTGGCGATTGAGGTTGCTAAGGCTGTTGATACCATCGCAAGTGAAGTTAATCGATTAAGGAAAATGTAATGGATAAGCAATATGACGACACCAATCGTGGTGCGATCTGGAAGAACCACAAGCAGCGGGAAGGTCATCGTGATCCGCAATTTACCGGATCGCTGAACGTGGAAGGCAAAGAGTTTTGGATCTCAGGCTGGAAGAATGAGAAGCAGGGCGACACACAGCCAGTGCTGTCTCTGTCTGTTCGCAAGAAGGAGCAGAACCAGGCGCACGGCGCGAACAACTCAGAGGCTGTTGAAGATATCAACAACGACATCGCGTTTTAAATAAAAAAGACCCCAGTAGGAGCTGGGGTCAATAGGGATGTCAAATGAAAAAACTCACACCTTTCGATGCATTGACAGGTTAACACAGGAACATACTGATGAGAATTAACGGCGGTAAATGCATCAAGGAGGCCATGAAGCTAAGAGGCATAACCACAAAGCAAATGGCCAAGGACTTTGGCGTACATCGGCAGCAGGTGGACCGTTGGAAGAACTCTGACGATATTCGCATTAGCAAGGCAATGATGTTCGCAGAATACTTCAGTGTACACATTTTAGACTTCTTGAAATTAGGGGAAGAATCATGAGCAAGAGAAGATGGACCAACGCGGAGCTTTTAACGCTTGGCGATTTATATCGGGACGGTCTGAGCTACAACGAGATCGCATGCAAGATGAACCGCAGTAAGCAATCGGTGGCGCATGCGCTGCACTCGTACCGCAATGTGATCAACGTGGAGTACCGGAGGAAGCGCGGCGAGTATCACACGGCAATGCCGGAGGAAAACAAGGATTCCGCGCCGGGCAAGCCAACCGGGTTCATCCGCAAGATCTGGGACAGGGTTACTGGCAACCTGTTCACGGTTCACTGATGAAAGACTCGGTCAAGATCACGGTAACGTCAGAGGCTGCTGCTGAACAGGCGCACCGGGACATCATCAAGTCGATGAACGATCATGGCTACTGCGTGGTGACTGTGAAGGCAGGTTCTCGGTCACTTTCGCAGAACGATCTGTACTGGGAATGGATGACCGTTCTTGCAGACGAGATCAACGCCAAGAAGAAAAGCGATTTCAGCAAGGATGAGGTTCACGACTGGATGCGGCACAACTTCTTGGGCTATGAAGATCCAAAGCAGATCGGCAGAGTTGAGATCAAGCCGCAGCTCAAAACAACAACTAGGCTGACAGTCGGTGAGATGTACCACTACATGTCACAGATTGATGCCTGGAGCGCAGACTGCGGCATCTACCTACCAAGGCCAAGTGACTGCCAGTACGAGAAGGTCAAGGTCAAGCATGAAAGCGGCCAATAGACGCTGCAAACAGTGCCGGAAGAAGGTTCCTGCTGAGTCGGCCTTTGTGACCCAGTTGCGAGCCTTCTGTTCGTTTGAGTGCCTACAACAATTTACTAAGTCAGAGCAAGGGAGAAAAACGATAGCAAAATCTTCCCTTGCAGATATGCGCGAACGCAAGAAAAAACTACTCACGCGATCGGATCATCTCAAGCTGGCGCAAGCAGCGTTCAACGCATACATACGGTTCCGCGATCGAGACGATGCATGTATCTCGTGCGGTAACTGGATTCTTGCAGATCAACCAGGCGGAGGATGGGACGCTGGCCACTACCGATCTACCGGGTCAGCACAACATTTACGGGTTGGAGGCATCACGGCAGCTCTGAACTGCCATAAACAATGCGTGAAGTGTAATCGGTTCTTGAACGGCAACGTGGCAGAGTACAGGCGAGGACTGATCAAGAAGATCGGACTGGATCTTGTCGAAAAGATCGAGGCAGATCAGGACAGCAGGAACTACACATCTGAAGACCTACAGCGGATCACGCAGATCTACCGCAAGCGCAAGAAAATCCATGAACAAATCATGAAGAAAAAACAATGACAAT